ATCTTCGGCATACTGTCCTGTGATGGGATATGTCAGAGCCAGTTCATACAGTCCATTCAGTTCTTCATCCACTTCGCAAGAAATGGCATCAGCCAAGCGACCAATGCCATTGCTCTGAAATGTGGTTTCGTTCTGTTCGTATAAGATGGGAATCATATCTCAAACCACCTCGGCTTCACTTCCACCTTGGTGAATCCGCTAATCACGAACGAGTTAACACCGCTCTGAAGAGTCACATAGTCCGTTGTTGAGAACGATACATAACTGTTTGCGTTGTTGCTTCCGTAATAGCAGTCCATTAACTCGCAATCGATATCAACATACTCATACGGACTGTTTGCGACCGTCACAGTGAACGAATTGATCTGTAATGAACCGTTGCCCCATACTCTGATAATCGGCTTACTAGGGAACAGTGTAGGGTTTCTCAACGAAGAGGATACTGTAGTCCAATTCTCACCGACTTTGAGGAATCGCTGGGGCATGGAATCGAATGTCAGATCTACTACACCCACTTTAGAATCGTAAGAGTCAGGTGCGAACATTTCCTTATAAGCAGCCATTCTGAACTCATTCGGCTGGTCACTGATTTCCACCCTCGCATATCCATGGACAGACTCAAGATAATTCCGCATTGCTCTCATGCTTGCTTCCATATCCCTTGTCACATACACACGGATTTTCAGGGAGAGGTTTTTATAGCGGTTATTGCTTAACTGTAAGTCACCGGAGCGACCGACAACAGAAACGCTCTGCACATCTTTGGCTGCTCCATCTAAAAAGTTAGAGGTCGCATAGTATGCATTAAACTCCGTGAAGTTTTTTCCATTGAAGATTAACTCATTCATGCGTACACCTCTTCATTTCTTCTCACTGAATTTGTCAGATACTGCTCGATGAACTCTGCCAGTGCCATCGGATCAGGGTAATCGGATGCATTCACATTGATTGTGACACCGCCCATATTCGTTGTTGTTGAACCTCTCGCCATCTCTCCGACTGGATCTGCCAGCAACGTGCCTGTGATGGGCATAGAGACCGCAGAAGAAGCAAGGTCTGCCATAGCATCCTGAACATAGTCCGCATTGCCTTCGATACCTTCTGCCATACCCATAGGGATGTATTTACCGATGGTGTCACGCATCAGCTTAGATGGGGATGCGATACCGAAGAATGATTTAATTGACTGCCAAGCACTTCGTGCAATGTTCATCAGAGCGTTGCCGATTGCTCCTGCCATGCTCCAAATACCGCTGACGATACCACTGATAATGTTCGTGCCTAAGCTGACCCAGTTAAATCCTCTGAACTTGCTTACTGCCTGTGAGATCAGTGAACCGATACCGGACAGCACTTGTGGGATTGCCTGAATAAGTCCGGCAGCAATCCTTCCTACGATTGCAAGACCTTGGCTGAGGAACTGCGGAAGATTGCTGATAATTGTTCTTACAAGCTGTCCGAGCAGACTGCCGATTGCTCCCAGGATCGCCGGCAACCGGCTGGTAATACCGCTGACCATCTGAAGGATGATTTCTCCACCCTGCTGAAGGAACTGCGGTAAGTTCTGCATGATTTGTGCCACCAACTGCGATAACAGGCTACCAATCGTCTCGATAATCGAAGGGATTTGGTCAAAGATGCCAGTATCGAACGATGACATGATTTCTGTGCCGACACCACCCCAGTCTGTCGATGTGATCGTGTTCCAAATCGACTGTGCCAAATTACCGATGGCTGTGATGACTTGTGGGATTGCTTGCAGAATGCCAATCAGCAGCTCTGAAATCAGGGTGATGCCGGAGTTAATGATTTCATCCGCATACTGAGCAATACCAGTAATAACTCCAACCACCATCTGCGGAACATTTGCAAGAATCTGTGTGACCATCGGCAACAGATTGCCGAACAGATATGTGCTGACTGTAGATGTCAGATTCTGAAGTGCTACCGAAATATCACCGCCTAGAGCCATCTGCCCAAGAAGGTCAGAGAAAGCCGCCTTCATGGAATTAAACGAGCCTTCAAGAGTGGTCGATGCTTCCTGTGATGCCCAATTCACCTTGAATGACATGAATTGCTTCATAGACATCCGACAAGTTATCAATGTTGTACTCTACTCCGGTGATTGCCTGTGCATCTTTAAGCAGTCTTTCCATTTCTGTCTTGGTGCCACCGTAGCCAAGTTTCAGATTATCCAGCATCGTATAGTTCTGTTTGGCGAATCCCTGATACGCTGTGGTGATGGCTTCCATACTGGTACCCATCTTATTAGCGTTATCAGACATATCGATCATTGCCGTGTTGGCAATCTCGGCGGCTTTGTCAGTATCACCGCCTAATGACTGGAGCAGTGATGCCGAAAAACTGGTGACATTCTGCATATATTCATTTGCAGAGAGTCCTGTTGTGCGGAATGACTCCGATGCGTATTGCTTAACGATGTCAGCACTTCCTTTGAACAGTGTTTCAACACCACCAAGCGACTGCTGAAGCTGACCGCCTTCGTTCAGTGCATCACCGATCAGTTTGCCGACACCAATAGCCGCTATTACCTTCTTGGCAACAGAGCCAAACTTTTCGGCAAAACTTTCGCCACTGGATTTTCCTGCCTGTTCTGCTTCTCCACCGATTGCCTTTGAAATGCTTCCGGCTATGCCTTTCGCAGACGGCACTATGTGGACATAAGCTGTTCCTAAATCACTCATACTTCACCTCGCAGAATCTCCTGCCTTCGTTTCTCAAACTCTTCAGGAGTCTTGAACGAAGTAACTGGATTCGGTTCTTTCATGAATTCCTCAAGTATCGATTTTGGCTTCCTGCGGTTCTTCTCCGCATCCTTGGTTCGACTCCACAGCAGAAGCCGTAGATTATCCAATATAGCCATCATCAGTACTGTATCCATCGGTGCTTTTGCACCGCTCATTTTCATCTTTATTCGGCTTGAATCCCTTAATCCACAAGAAAGCCTTGCCAGTTGAGACACCGACAAGGCTTTATAATCAACAACATGATAAGTTTCAGCGAGATCACATAGAAGGGCATCACGGTCGAGCCGAAGCATGTGGATAAGGGTGATTAGTTTTTTCCTTCAGTTAACTGTCCGATAATTTCAAAGATTTCAGACAGTACCTTTTCTGTCTTTGCTACACCGTCTTCACGGCAGTGAGCAACGAGTGCTTTTCCCTGTTCTTTGCCAAGGAACTTGTTCAGAAATTTCGGAGCAGCAAGCATATTGCCTTCGCTCATATCTGACAACTGTTCAAGAATATCCCAATCATCAAGGGTCTGTGCATCTGCTTCAAATTCGAAGCCACTCTTCGTGATACCTTTCATGTTTTACCTCTCACTTAATGTATTCGTAATGCGTGTTTCCCTGTGCATCCGGTGTGCAGGACAGAGTGGTCTCATAGCCGACTGCTTCACCGTCTGTGTAAGTGATGTCACCTACTTCGGAAACGTAAGCTGACGGAATCGTGATACGTTTGACATGGCTGTTGTTGTAGACCATGTCGATAACGTAGCAAGCCGCATCCGCAGGAGTGGAATTTGCTTTGATTGTGAGTCCGGTTGACAGTGTGCCTGTGACATTGTCATCACCGTAAACGGTCTTCAAAACATCGATATTCATGGCTTCGATCAGCGTGAAGGCGAATGTATCATCCTTGCTTTCGAGTACCTGAAGCACTGTGTCACCGCCCCATGCCTTGATTGCTTCTGTCTCAGGAGAGTTCGAGTTTGTCAGACCATCCTCAGAGCAATAGCCAAGGCACTTGAAAGCCGCATCGAGTGCCGTAGTTGTATCTGTCGGCAGTGTTGTACCCAGTGGTGCTCTCCAAATTGCACCACCGATACTCGGTTTGCCAACTGTTACATTTGTGACTGTATTTGCCATATTTCATCACCTCAATAATGTGTCAGTTCAAAAACAGCCTGATAGCGAGGCTGTTTGGTAGA